GTGCATGACAGCACGATGCGCCTGTTGACGCAGTTCAAGACCTTCGGCCTGCTCGCTGTTGAGAAGCAGTGGGGGCGGCAAGTGGGCAACCATGGGGTCGCCGGGGCGTTGGGCATGATGCTGGGTTCGATGGCGATGGTTAGCCCCATCTACATGACCCGCACGTACCTGAACAGCCTGGGCCGGGAGGATCGGCAGAGCTATCTGGACAAGATGCTAACGCCGGAAATGATCGCACGCAACAGCATGAACTACATCGCAAGCGCAGGCTTGGGTGGGGAGTTCATGGACATGCTATCGCAGGTGTCCGGGCTGGACCCCACTGGCGGCAAGTACGGCGCACGCGGGGCGGACTTCACTGGGGGTCTCGTGGCACCATCCATCGGTGTGGTTAACGATCTTTACAAGGCAGTCCAGAACACAGGAGAGGGTACAGATGCACACCAGCTAGTTAAGACTCTCCCGTTCAGCAAGCTGCCCTTCCTGCAGCCCGCAGTGAACTCCCTAGGCAACTAGGATTTTGGTACCGTATAAGAATGTCGAGCACTCCTCGATACGACTGCCCGGCTCTATAGTGTAGGGCCGGGCTTGTTGCCTAAGAAAGGACATCATGGAACTCATTGGCTCCCTCGACACACAGACTCATTTTATTGCAGATGGCACCACTACCATCTGGAATTTCAACTTCGCAGACGGCTATATAAGCCCGAATTTTGTCAAGGCATATCACAGGGATGCGGATGGCGTTCGCACGGAGCTAGTGGTTAATCCAGAAACGGACCTTATCGGGCCGTTTCAGCTTCGCATAACACCCGCAGTGCCCGCTGGGCACACACTGGTAATCTACCGCGCCACCAAGCGTGATGGGCCGCTAGTGGACTTCACCGACGGGGCTAGACTTAGCGAGGAGAACTTGGACACTGTTGCGCGGCAGGGTGTTCACCTAGCCGCAGAGTCCGGGGATTACTTTGGTGCCACTACGGAGAGTGACCTTGTTACTCTTGGTCAGGATGCTGCCCTTGCTGCGGCAGCGGCTGCGAGTTCTGCGGAATTGGCAGAAGCGTCAGCCGACGCGGCTGCGAGTTCTGCGGAATTGGCAGAAGCGTCAGCCGACGCGGCTGCGCTTGATTCCGCAGAGGCCGTCGTTGCGGCTGACGCGGCAGCAGCTTCTGCTGTCGCTGCTGCGGGGGCTGCCTCTGCACTGGCTAGCGACCTGTCAAGTAGCACGGGGTCCGCAATGGTGGGGCACCTCTCCGCAGGGCCTAGTGCCGTAGCCCGCACAGTACGGGACACTTTGCGCGATAGGCTCAGCGTTAAAGACTTTGGGGCAGTGGGCAATGGGCAGTCCCACCCCCTGTCGAGTATCACAACGATTAACGGTCAGAGCACCATAGGCTGGACCCTCGCGCAGTGGCAAGCGGTCTATCCACACGCTCTGGCGCTCACGGACGAGATAGACTGGTGCGCAATTCAAGCTGCGCTCAACTGGTTGAATCCCACCGGCTATGTGCCTGGCAGTGGCTTTACGCAAGGGGGCGGTACCGCTCATGCCCCGCAGGGGACATATCTCTGCAACCGGCCGATTTATATCCCGCCTTACACCACGTTGTATGGCGATGGTCGAGACGGTTGGACCGGATTCCAACCGCTTGTCAAGCCGAATGGCACGAATCTCGTGTGGACGGGGGCAGCGACCGAAACTTGTTTCATCAACTCCCTGAATGTCAATACCACAACTGGTGCTATCTGGCAAGCCGACAACCTCGCCCTTATTACTACCGCTGACCTCGACAATCAAGTCTGGTCCTTCTGCCACAATGCCGGGCTTCGCCATATCGGCATCCACTGTGAGAACGGTACACAGGTCGGAGTGCGGCTGCAAGGCGCTGCGCTCTCGAAGGGCGATGAGGTATCGGTGATGGGGTTCAAGACCGCTATGATGGCGGCGAACTGCTGGGACTGCGAGTGGACGCGAATGTTCCTGCTCGGCACGCAAATCTCGTACTACGGCTCGGCCAACAACGCAGTCGAGTTGTCGGGGGTTTTCGACTGCTTGGGGTGGAACAACAGCAACGTGACCGTTGGGAATAAGCCGCCATGGTGGGACGCCAACGACACGATCTACCGCCCGACCAGCCTGTACATTGTCGCATCGAATGGGTTCAATGTCCTGAACGGAACAGCGCAGCACACGGGGCGCGCCCTGTTCCAGCGGGACTCCGGCGTCAGCATCGAGTTCATCTACATCGAGGACTTGCCCTTCACCGGAGGAGGTGACTCGGACGGAGCATTCAACGGATACAGCGCCACAGCGAATAGCAGCAACTCGTTGTTCATCGAGCACCTGTTCTGCTCGTCTAACGGGGTGACACTGTTCAACAACCTAGCGAACACCCCGATCACCTGCATGCAGTTCGGTGGCGTCCAAGGCAAGACGCTAGGTGCGGCCATCTCTGGAAGTACCAACCTCGTCACCGGCAACAACTTCCGCCGCAATGGGGCATTCCCGGACACAACCTTCAACACCAAGATAATTAACCTTGTCCCGGAGCGTGGAACTTTCGTTCCGGCGCTCAACAACATTGGTGGCACGGTCAATTCCAATGTGGGCATCTGGTGGCGGCGGGGTAACCTGTTCGACGTTGTTGTCATCATCGGTGGCGTTGGGCTCACTGCTACCGGGGGTGGTGCTTCCTTCGTGGACATGCCGTTTAACGGGTCGGGTGGGGTACCGGGACTCGCGGCTAACGCTGCTGCTGCGTGTGCTACCTCCCCGCCACAGAATGTGGGGGCCGGGTTCTTCAGGGCGTCAGCGGCACGGCTTTTCACACCGACTATCACATCCACGACGGACATTGTGTTATCCTTTACCGGGATGGCCGCGTAACTATAGAGGTACTATGAAGGAACACGCTTACGATCTGGCTAAGGCCACTCCGCCCGCCACCGTAGGCGGGTACACCCTCATGGGGGTTCACCTCCAAGAGTGGGTCATCGTACTGACCCTGTTCTACACCATTGTCTGCATCGTGGACAAACTCTTCCCCGCAGCACTCCCGGCCCTGCGCCGGTGGCTGCTCTCTCTCATTGGAGGTAGCAATGAGTAAAGCATCTGACAAGGACCTTGGTGATCTGCACGGCGCTATCGCTGTCGGCCTGACCACCATCGTCAAGGAAGGCGTGGTCATTGGCCTGGACGACGAAGGTGCGCCCATCAAGGCTGCGGCCTCCGCCGCGTACTACATGGCCGCGATCACCCTCCTCAAGAACAACAACATCACCGCAGACGCGAGCAAGAACGCCTCCCTGGCTGGCCTCACGGACACCCTGGCGGAGAAGCGCCGCGCTCGCAAGACGGGCATGACCTCCATGGCCGACGCCTTGAAGGACGCGGGCCACGACCTTGAGCGCGAGCTAGGCGGGCCTCTCCAATGAGGGGCTATGAGTCCGAGGACAAGGCAGCAGTACGCTGGGCTGCCCTTGAACTCATCCAGGATCACTATGTCTCCTTCATCCCGTTCCTAGAGGATGTGATGGAGGAGCTTGGCTTCAGCACCACCCAGATTCAGCGAGAGATTGCTGCATGGATGGAGTTCGGGCCGCAGTACATCATGGTGCAGGCCCAGCGAGGCCAAGCCAAGACCACCGTAGCAGCGGCCTTTGCAGTGTGGTGCCTCATCCACTCCCCTGCCCACCGCGTCCTGATTATCTCAGCCGGTGGCACACAGGCCGTGGAGATTAGCACCCTCATCGTCCGTATCATCATGTCCCTGGATGTCTTGGAGTGCCTACGGCCCGACAAGATGGCCGGTGACCGCACCTCAGTTGAAGCGTTCGACGTTCATCACAGCCTGAAGGGTCTCGACAAGAGCCCTTCCGTTGCGTGCGTCGGCATTGACTCCAACTTGCAGGGTAAGCGGGCGGACTTACTGATCCCGGATGACATCGAGAGTGCGAAGAACAGCGCCACGCCGGTGCAGCGGGCCAAGCTCCTGCACCTGACGAAGGACTTCACCTCCATCAACAGCACGGGCCGGATCATCTGGCTGGGCACGCCTCAGACCCTGGAGAGCATCTACAACTCCCTCCCGGGACGCGGCGTTGCTATCCGTATCTGGCCGGGGCGCTACCCCAACGAGGCACAGCGTGCGTTCTACGCGGGCAACCTTGCCCCCTCTATCCAGCGCAGGCTGGACGCACACCCCGAGCTTGCTACAGGCGGGGGTCTGCTAGGGGACCAGGGCCAGCCCATTGATCCAGTCATTCTGGACGAGGAAGCTCTGCAGAAGAAGGAGTTGGACCAGGGCGTTGCCTACTTCCAGCTTCAGCACATGCTCAACACGACCTTGGCTGATGCCATGCGCTTCCCGCTGAAGCCCCATTACCTCACGGTGATGCGTGGATCGGGTAGCAAGTGGCCCATTCAGGTTACGCGAGGCATGACGGATGATCGCATCCGGCACTTCCTGTCCACCAATCATGCCTTCCGCATGATGACACCCCATGAGGTCTCCTCGGAGGTCTCGACACTGCAGAGCATCTGGGCGTACATCGACCCCGCTGCCGGTGGTGCCAATGGGGACGAGACCGCATACGCTATTGGTGGGTACATAAATGGCAGCATCGTGCTTCTCTCGGCTGGGGGCATCCCTGGCGGGTACGATGACGAGAAGATGGAGCTACTTGCGAAGCTCCTGGCACGGTTCAAGCTCGACGGCGTAAAGATCGAGAAGAACATGGGCTACGGTGCCTTCCGGCAAATCTTCACCCCTATCCTTCAGAAGCACATCAAGTGCATCATTGAGGATGACATGGTGACGGGCCAGAAGGAGGCACGCATCATCAACACCCTCGCCCCGGTCATGGGTCGAGGTGCCCTCATTGTCGATGAGGCAGTGGTTGAGGAAGACAACGAGCGTTGCGCGGGGTATAGCGCATCACTCGCACAGACGTACAGCCTGTTCTATCAGATGGCGAAGATCAGCCTCACCCGAGGCGCTCTGATCCATGACGATAGGCTGGACGCTCTAGAAGGACTGGTCAGGCATTTCCAAGATGCTCTGGCTAAAGACCAGGAGAAGGGCCTCGCGGCCGTTAAGGTTCGCGCCTGGAAGGAAATGGTCAAGGACCCCCTTGGCTACAACCGATACTCCACCAAGTCTCTAAACTCCGGACGGGCTTCAATGCTGAAGCGCCGCCGTTAATCTCAAAGGAACACCATGCGTGTAGACTCCCTCGTTTCCCCCGGCATCCTGGCCCAGGGCTATCTCCTGCGCCGTACCGCTGCTCAGGCTATCTCGTCCGTCGAGATTACCGCCAAGTCCACCCCGGGCGGCAAGACCCAAGGTGCCAAGACGCTGAAGGCGTTCTTCGACGCATGCTCTGCTGCCCTGACCGCACTGGTCGATGCCGCACTGCCGACCGTTCTGACCCGCGTGCGCACTGCCGCCAAC